TTACGACGTGTGTCGAGGATATACATATAGAACTGTATAACCCCCCGTTCGCCTTGAACGGGTATCCCTCCACTACCAGTGGGGTGTACATTCTTTTAACCCAAAGAATAGGGGTTCGGTTTAGTCCTCATGAACTGGAGGCTGCTTTTTATAGTTAAGCATAAAACTACCCAAATTATCCAGTTGGGCACGGAGTTTCATTTTTATTTTGAGAGAGATCTAATCTCCTGAAGTACCCGGTAATACTATGTTCATGATTACCGGTGGAGCATTTAGGAAGAATAAAAATGTAAAATCTTCCGCAACTTCAGTATAAAATCGCGTTAAAATAGGCGTACCTGCAGTTTCAATATCAGTTCCATCCATATGAACTCGCCATCCATTCACTCTTTGATAAAAATCGGGTGAGGTGTAATCTAACCACCTACAAGGGAAAAATTTATTATTAGAATAATATGGCAATTCAATGTCCAAAACTGTATCAGTTCCTCCAGTAATCAACGTATTTCCAGAATTCATTCCGTTTAACTCAAAGATACCGTGAGGAAGTCGATCGTCACCATATGAAGATTGATCCCAAATAGGATCATAACCTGAATACTGTTCAACTGATGAACGACTTGCATACATTGCTACAGCATCATTTTTGGGCTTAACAACTTTCCATCGCATACCACCTCGCATTCCTAAAAATGCAGGTGCGAGATAATTGAAAATTGTATTAGCAGAAAAATTATAATCAACGGAAGTATACGTACGATTTGCGCCTGGCACACAGCCTCGATGACATGGAAAGAACGATATCGAACGCCAGTACACTCGGTCCCTCACTATTGCTTGATAACACGAATGATGATACATTTGTCGATGTAATAACTGTCTAAAACTGGTTATCGTTTCACCTATATAAACTTTCGTAAGGGCAGACGAACCAGAATTACCTGGGACCAATTCAACCTGGACACCTCCAGCATTTACTGGTGCTGTAGTTTCTTCGACAAAATTAACATCTCCAGCCAACGATTCATTTAGCGTACCCGCTTGAGGCACTACATCAGGAATAGGCACTGCTTTATTAACTACGGCATTCCGAGCAATACGATAATCGGTCGGTGCGAACAATTGAAAATTGTCACCAGCACTAACAAACACATTTATCTGTATTACTATAGGAGCAAGTTCGGTTGCCACAGTTGAAGAAGCTTGCAACTCATTCAACACATACACTGATAAGGTACCATTATCGTCAGATACTCGGGACAAAGGAGTAGTACCATTGGATGTAAAGTGCGTTTGAGATACCGGTGGAAAACGAGGTACAGCAAGTAAAGAACGCTGCTGATTGTTATCAATGGTCATTGTAAAGTCTCGTGTCTTCGAAATATCAATTACTTCCGTAAAACGCATATTTTCTCCAATACCTGTCAATGAGTCACCTGCAGGATCATATATAATTGCTAGACGACCTTTATGAAAATTTGAAGAAACTATTTGAAATCGAAACTTAATAGAACCTGACCAATATTCAAACGGCATGGACGCAAATCCTAAGGCTGTTGGTATTGCTGCAGTATATGTAAGACCATCACCATACACCTGTGATGTAAGATTGCAGTAAGAAGGCAAAACTAATATGCTAAATAAGTTGCTCTCAGGAACAGAAGTGGAATCCCAATTAAAGGTATCCAAATATGTCTCTCGCTGAGCAATACTTAAAATTGACAATTCATCACCAAAATTAACACCTGCAATTTGTGGATCAATAGTCAACTCTTGTTTTACATCAACTGCCAACTTTGTAGTAGGAACTTGCATATTGGTTGTAGCACCTTTAGGATCTACTTTGACTGAATTAACTTGTCGATCCAAATTCATTGGTGCAGAATAACCAAAAGCTTTGGCTATAGATGCCACATTTCTTGCCATAGTCTGTGTAGCTAATGCATACGGACCAATTGCAGGCACATCTTTTAGTGCACCAGCAGCTTGTGCTACATTAGTTGCTACAGTAGATATTGACGCTTTAGAATCACCAAATTCACCTATCTGTGGTTCAATTTCTCCACATTGGGGAACTATCGCTTCCGTTGGTGAAAGCATCTCTACATTTTCCATCCACGCATATATAGTGACAGTAACGGCAGGAGCAGAAGCTCCGGATGTCACAGACCTCAGTTCATTCATGGGTAATAAATAAATCAAACCCATATCGTCCCAATCTGCATCATTGACATTAAGATATTCTTTAAAATAAAAGAAAGGGCACTTTATTGTCCCACCTAAAGATGTAGTTGGATCTATAAAAATTCGTGGCCATTGTGAAATCACTACGAGACTTTCATTCATATCACTAACTTTATCGTAAAAGTGTAAGGGTCGATAAGCCATTATTAGACGTCCATATAAGAAAGGACCACCATTAATAACTGCTTTAACACACAAAGTACCACGCAAATTATAGAAATGATTCAACTTCTGAACAACACGTGGATCTGCTAAGTAATCCATCCACGGGTTAAATTTTACGGTAGAAGATCCATTTGTCCAACTAATTTGCCGAATACGAACAGGACGTGAAAGAAAATCTTTGAGAGCAGATCTATCAGCCGTTATACGAGTTGCGTAATCTCTCTCGGGAGCAGAAGCATCTAAATACTCCTCCTCAGTTTGTTCTGCAAAAGCAAGAACGGGTAATTTCATCTCAGAGGCCTGAGGCGAAATTACATTCGGGAAATCCATCCCTGCAATTTTTACGGGTAAAATTGCTAACCACTCATGTAAAGTATATTCATCATGTATTTTGTTAATCTTTTGTTATTTTTACAGTATATGTAAGATTATTATATACAAAGGCTATGCTTGACTGGTCAAGTCAACTCATTCTGAGTTTTTATTTACAACTATTTATATAAGCCTTATTTATCAATACGCACCACCATACATTAAAACGGGTAACCATATATAAACATGTAGTCTTTAATTAAGGTGTACTACACATCACCACTCACCCCAGAATTGATACTCATCGGCACTAAAACCTTCGTCTTGGTTTTCGGGCGGAACAATGCCGTAGTATTTTTCCAAATATGCATCTTTACGGGAATCATAAGACATCCCAATAGTTTTGCATAAATTGGTGAGATCACAGTCCTTAGCGACCTCAGTTAATTGAGTTCTACGTTTCTCGTAAAGCTCTCTTCCATGCAAAAAGAATTCAGACAGTGCATTGTCTATATTACCTGCTGATACAACTTTATTTGTAACAACTTTTGATTCTTTAATCGCATGTAAGGATTTAAAAATGGATTCCTCTACTAAAGGACCAAGATAATGCTGAACATCTTCATCAAATCGAAATCGACGTTTTAAGAAGTCAGTATCATCAAAATGGTCATACTTCTTGAGTTCTCCATCTTTACGACCAGAAGTAACTGTCACCCCATACTGAGCCAAGTAATCTCGAAAAGATATATTATTAAATAGATCATATTTCTCATCTACATTACTTGTACGATCATCTCCGTATGTGACTTCAGCTACAACATCTGTATATTTCCCTTTAAAATCTGGGTATACAGAACGAAAGACTGATCGTCCATATAGTGTATTAATCATACTACCTACATTTGCAGTAAAATTAATACCAGAGCACCAAAATCCATGCACTTGGATTAAGGTGCCATTATGACATATAGTAGGATTTACTACATCTACTATCATGTTGCGCATGATCTTTATGTCATCTTGTGTATAATTTTTTGTGTATTCTGCCAACCTCACACAAATAGAAAGGGCAGCCATAGTCATCTGGCTAGGCATTGCTGTATCATATAGTTTATAATCCAAAAATATCATATTAGTTTTATTAAACTTAGATAAATGTTTAGCAATGCTCTCCCAATCGGGACCAATTGGATTAACTCCAACCGCAACACTGGTCTCTAGAGGGTTATATCCTAAGAATTGTAGTACCGGCAAAAAATATTCACGAACTAACAACTGATAAGCTAAAGGCGCTGCTGTAAAGACACGCACTTTATCTTTAGTTTGTTTCGTAGGTTCATCTTTTAATGATGCCTTAAACAAAGGATACACTCTCTCGTCACGCAAATACTTTTGCTTGTACTCTTCATAGACCTTCCAAAATTGTTCATCTAGCACGCGGGAAATTTGATTATCTTCCTCAATAATTGTGATGTATTTGGATTTTGGTCCAGCTAACGGAGCACCAGCTGAAGTTTTGGTGACAATGGGCTCAATAAATCTTTGCCCTATGCGTCCATCCATAATTTCCTTACGAGTTAGTGGTTTAAATCTATCTTTCCAAACCTCTTTCTGTCGATCATATATGGATATCAGCGTTTTGGTATAATCCTCAACAGCCCACTCCAAATGGGCAGGATCTATACCAGGAGATGATTTAAGAATAGCGTCTAAATGAGCACGCCATGGAACATGTCCACTCTTACCATCAACTCCTTTAAGTTTTGGAGGACCCCATAATTGAGGAACACCCATGTGTTCTTCCACACTCTTTGAAATTACCGTATCAACAACACTAGTTTTCGCAGTTGCCTTCCCTATACATTTCCCATAAATTTCACAATGTAAATTATCATCTTTAATATGTGTAATAGGATCATGTTTATCTAAGGGTTTAGGTACCGTAATAAGTACTCCATATTGTTTCTCTGGTAACTCTCCAGGGTCAGCTGAAACCACAACACCTGGCCTAAGGGCATATTTCTCAATACCTGCCTCAAGTTCTTGGCGGAGAACCTGAGCACAAACACCTGTCCGTTTGCCAATTACTCCTCCTAAATGCAAACCTACTATACAACTAACTTTCATCTCGCTATATAATACTGCACAACACAAACCATTAAAAGTAGGAAATGGTGTTGTATATTCTGCACCTAAAAATTTTTTACTTGTTCCATTAGAAATTTCTTCACGAACTTTAAAATCATTTATCGCACCACCAATCACTTTACCATCTTTATGCCTATATAACATATGTACATAAGGGTAATCTATGGACTTGCGCGGAAAACAATCTAAGATATTGGAAAAATCTCCAGAATTTGGAACAAATATTAATGCTAAATCATGTTTAGGTAGAATAATAACATTTTTCGGGTTAAATGTAGTAGTAAAAGAGCTATTCATACATTTACCATCGAAATTTGGTTTTCTCACTACTTTTATAGAACGATCAGTATCTTTAAGTGCATGAGCGGGAACTAATAAGAAATTTGTCTTAATAAAAAGTCCATCACTAAACCTCGAATCTGAAAATACAACAAAAACTAAATTCTTCTTGAGAATATTTTTCAATTCTTCTGGTTTACTTTGACGTACTTCTGGTAAAGACTCAATATGTATCTTTTCCCAATCTCGCAGATAATTCTCATCCTTTTCTTCATGGTCACGGATTAATATATCGCTAATTTCAACTGCATCTAAATTCGCTTGACTAGTTATATCAAATTTGGAAATCTGATATAATTTATATGCTGAATATAAAATTGCTGCTGAAGTAAACGTAGCTATGCCGTATGCAAAGTATTTTTCTCTAATTTCTGAGAACATACTTTGAGTATTTATTGTACGAGATTCTAGAATTTTCTTAATACACTTCTGTTTCTCTTTTTCTACTATACGAGCATATGTTAGGAGTAAATTGAGCAGGTAAGCTCCAACAACACAAAAAGTAACAATTATCCACCATTCATTTGAACTACGAATATTTAAAGCGAAGAATATAAAAATATACCTAAAAATGTATCTCCAAAATAAATCATTTTTCTTAATGTCAAATTCCCATTCAAATTTTCTCTTTATATAAATAGCAAAATCCAAAACATAATCGTTAACTATGTTCTTATTGCCATATTCTATACAAGAGAAAGCACTAAATAAAGGGATAAAATAACGTCGGAAAAATGTACTTATTATCAGAACTATAAATAACAATGCAATATACATGAACTTAATATAAATTTCATATTTTACATTCTTCACAATATCTTCTCGATAGTCTAGACAAATAGCTTGTACGCCTCCTTCTGTGGATAACCAGGCTGTTGGAACATAAGTAGTCCAATGAGTCCATTTACTATTACATAATTTCTTAAACTGTAAATAGACTTGTTCTTCCATATATTCATCAAATTTTTCTCTATCTTCATCTAACTTATTCATTAAATGTTCAGAATCATCAGTATTCAATAGAGATAGCAAAGCTTTAGCAGCACGTGGCATAAAACCAGCTTCAGGCATTATAATATCAGCCCTACAATCATCTAAAACTTCATCAGAATTTATGGAGGAAATGGATGTATTCTCGGAATCATCATCATCAGAATCATCAGGAATACATGAATCACAGACTACTGTGTGTGTCGGTCCTTCAGGACAGATACAGAATTGCTTAACTTTTGAACACTTCAAACATGGTTGTAGCGCAATTTCAACATTTTCTGAACCAGCTACTATAGCGCGTTGAATTTTAAAATGTTCTTTTGTTATATCTTCAATATAATCGAGTATAACAGGCAATCCTACATCTTGTAACTTCG